GGTTTTCTTCAAGGATGTCAGCAGCAGTCTGCTTCTTATATTCAGGTGTGTCAATGCTCATATCTTCGTTGAATTGGATGTCGTTGAATTGCACCCCAGCATCAGCCAACTCTTGCATCGTTTTCTCTTGATCAGATTCTGGACGACCAGTGACAATGTAGATGTAGTAATCGGGATACAACGAGTTGACATAGTCAACATTCTTTTGGATACCTGAACCACCAGCAATCAGAGTGCCATCAATGTCAACGATGATCACTTCATCTGCATTGGAGTTGCGTTCCCCACCTGGAGCCATATCTTCAGCCAACGACACAGCAACCATGTGATCGACTGCATCTTGTTTTGATTGGTGACAACCAATAACTTCACCGTCTTCTTTCACGGTTGCCCAACCTGAACAATTAGGTGACTTGTCAGTAATAAAATAAGGCATCAGACCAACAACAATACTTCAGCATCATCATCCAAGATGGAGAACGTCACCGACCCCAACGCACCCACATCAAACCCACCAATCCTCGACCCAGCCACAGCCGACACCAACACAGGTCGTCTCGGCTTCGGAATCTCAATGACAATCTGTTCTGGTGGCTCATGCTTTTTGACCGGTGCAGCAGGTTGTTTCCACCAGCGTGAACCAGCAGGGGGAATGAACGGTGGCTCAGGAGGGATCACTGTTGCTGTTGCCGAAGCAACCATCCCATCCAAAGGTGCATCGAGTACAGGGAATATCGTTGATTGTGCTGAAGCTGACGCGCTAAGCCCATCCAAAGGAGCAGACAGAACAGGGAAGATTGTTGATCGCGCAGTCGCAGACGCACTCAGCCCACCCAAACTTGAAGCCAACACTGGGAAGATCGTTGATTGCGCAGATGCCGATGCGCTGACTCCACCAAGAGATGACGACAACACTGGGAAGATCGTTGATTGCGCAGATGCCGATGCGCTGATCCCACCAAGCGACGAAGACGCTGAAGCTAGTTTTGTTATTGTTGCTGAAGCGTTAGCACTCAGCCCACCAAGCGACGAAGCACCAGTGGCATTTAACGGAAATGGCGAACCATCCAAACCAACTGTTGCGTCATTCAGTTGGGATGTGTTTAGCGTGAACCTGCTGAACGCCATAGGCGAACTAACTTGCGAGAGTTAATGAAACAGTGAGATTGCCTGCACTGATTGTGTAGGTGTCACCAGCTGTGTAAGCACCAGCGACGATTGTACCTGAGAACAAGAAGTTGCCTGCACTGATATTGTCCCAACAAGTGAAATGCGTTGCATCTTGTGATCCAGAGATATTCGTCCAACTGATATCTGCATCCGATGTCAAACCACCAGCCGAAGCAGCACTGAACGAAACAGCCTTGCGAGTTGTCTCAGTTGCAGGGCTTGCCGTGCCAGCAGTACCAGGATCATTCGTATGCAACTTGATGTACGGCTGAGCAACAGAGAACGATGTCGCGTTGCCTAACGCATCCATCCAAGAGTTGCCTAAGTATGTGCTGATTCCGTGTGCCATTAGTCTTCAACCCTTTCAGTGATTGTGAGAATGCGTCCGTCAGCGTCACGTTCAACGGTGCGCACAGTTGGCTTCGACTGTGGCATGTTCACACGAACCACAGTCTCAGGAACATTGATGATCGGTGCAGGAACATTCACAGCCGGAGGCGTATAGTTCAACACCACTTCAGGCATATTGATATTCATATCTTGCGACTTCACTTCATACACCGAAGCAGGATCAGCAGGATTGATCGTTGACAACGCTTGCAACTGTGTCGAAGGAACACCAGTGTGCGCGATCCTTGGCAACTCCAACGAAGCCATCACCTCGGCAGGATCAAACCCAGACAGAATCAAACGCTGAGCAATCACCGACTTGCGATCCAACTCAGACAAGTTCGCAGCAGCAATATCCACGTTCGCCAAAGGAACCCGATACACATCCCCACCCTCAGTCGGAGCCATGTCCTCGATGCGATGAATGTCGTTGATTGACAAGAAGCCTGATTGCAGACCTGTTGAGAACGCTGCATACCGTGAAGCCTGATCGCCACGCAACAGACCGTCCACGTTGAACTTCAAGAATGCGCGACTGTCCAACAACTTCTGGTATCCATCTTCAATCTTGGAGATGTACGGACGCAACGTGTGTTGAACGAAGTGGATGCCGTTCTGTTCTACCGACGCATACGACATCGCCCCAGCTGTAGTGACACCGAGCATGGATGGTGGGCATCGGAAGATGCGACCAATCTCCTCAATGGCGAAGCGGCGTGATTCTAGGAACTGTGCCGAGTCGTTGTCAACAGTTGTCTTCGTGAACTTTGCTCCACCGAACAGGATGCCTGGTCGATGTGACCGGCGCAAACCTTTGTGACCTTCTTCAAATCCGTTGACCAAATCTTTGGCTTGTTCACGGGTGAGGTTGCCTGGGAACTCGATGATGCCGGACGCTGCTGAGCCTTGACCGAAGAATCGTGCAGCGAACTCCTCCAACGCTTTCGCTAAACCGAGGTTCTCTTTGACAAGATCAATCTTGGAACGGCCACGAAGTTCACCTGGCAAACGCATCTCGGTGATGTGGATCATGTCGTCAGCACTGATCACATCACGGTTGTCATACACGAAGATTGGTCGGCGTGTTACCTGATCACGGGAACATTCAACTAGTTCAGGGTTCAACACCACCAAACCGACAATGCCTTGATCGTCGCGCAGGATACGTGTGAACGAGTTGCCATTCAACAGCAATGACACCAGCACTTGTTGGAAGTGTTCGGTACGTGTGACACCAGTTTCAGGCAGGTCAAGCCATGTTGGTCGAGGACGGAACGCTTTGCGTTCTGCACCCACCCGAATGTAAGTATCGACAGGCAAAGTTGAAATTGAATCGGAGATGAGACGGACGCATGCGTACACAGCCTCAATTTTGAGTGACGATATTTGGTCAACGACTGTGCCGGCGTTAGTGGTGAACGAGAAGTTTTCTCCTGCTGCGAACAGCGATTGGAATGAGACGGCTCGTTCCTCGGTGCCTTGGTTCAGAAGTCGTGACAACATTTACTTTTTGACCTTCCTCTGACCGCGCTCAAATGCGAATGCGAACAATAGAACTGTGAAGCCGACAAAGATCAGCCCGATGGGTACCGACACCAAGAATACCCCAAATCCGATGAGTGAAACAGCGAACAGTTCTAGCAGGAAGATTGTCATCTCCCTAGACTACAAAAAAACCTGCTACTGGTGCGACTTCCTGTTTGGATGTCGCACGATCTGATGCGATGGCCAACGCAATCGCAGCGTCAATCTTCCGCTTCGACTTACCTTTGGACAGTCGCCAACCTGACTCCGTTGATCGTTGCGCAGCCGACATCACTTGATCGGTGAACATCGGATCGCCATCGTGCGCGATCACCTGGTTCACAATCAGTTCGTACAAGTTGCCACACGCTGGGATCATTCGTGCAGCTGACTGAGGGAACTCAACCATCACATGATTCTCCGACAACACTTCAGCAGAACGCTGGAAGAACGCAGGGTCATAAGCGTTCTCCACCACATTGAACTGCTGGTTGATGTCACGAATATGTTGCTCAACAGCAGACACATCCATTGCGTTAGCGTCAGGGTGCCAAATCTTTGCGCGTACAACCACACGACCATCTTGCGGTTGGGCAATGACCACAGCAATCGAGTCGTGCTTCAATGCCATATCGACCCCAACGAACGTGGGCAGATCAGGCTTCAACTGCATATCTGATCGGCACAACTCCCAAGCACCAGGAGGTAGCCAGGACTCACCATCGGTGCGAACCCATTGATTTAATCTGTATCTCCGATACGCAACCTCAGCCGTCTGATTCATACTCACTTCCATATCCTCGATGTCAAGTAAACCTTCAGCCAGGTTCGGGTTAGCTGCAGCCCAAGCATCACGATCCGACACAGCACAACCCTCAGGCGCTTCCCACCAAAAGAAACCAAAACGTTCATCATCCTGGTCGCCAGCAATGACACGCTTGCCATAGTTGTAAAGACGACCACACAACGAATCGGGGTCAAACCCTGCGGTGGTGATACCAATGATGTGAGGATCTTTTCTTGCACCCATACCTAACGAAAGCGCGTCCCAAAGATCATGATTGGGTTGAACGTGAACCTCATCAAATATCACTGTGCTTGGGTTTAGACCCTGTTGAAGTTTTGCGTCAGCAGACAACACACGATAGATCGCACCAGTCGAAGGCACCTCAACCACATCTCGATACACCTTGCAAATCCCAGACAAA